AAAAGAAACAAATACTCTTTATACAATCAATGCTCTTAATGAATTAATCAAATTAATTAACAATGGCATTTTAGATACTAGCTATCAAATAGATTGGAATAATTATAACAATACAATGTTAACTACTAATGATGAAGGTCTTAAAAAAATACCTACAAAAATTAAGGAAGTAGTGTATATTAAAACAAAAGTCTAGATATTTATATAATAAATTGGATTAATAAATGGCAACAACAGTATCAGCAAAGACATTAAAGGTAACAATAACTGAGCAAATACAACTTGCTGGTAATGACCAGTACACTCAGAACGTAACTCATATAGCTGATATAAATGAATTTAGCCAAAGAATTGTTACTGTCCCTTCTAGTTCAGAAGTAGGGCTACTAGCTTTTGCAACCTCTTCATATCAAATGAATGCAGGCACATATATTCAGTCTGATGTAAAGTATATAAGAATAACAAATTTAGATGACACCAACTTTGTTGACCTAAGAGTTCTAAATACAGGTGGTGATTATTATGAAGTAAAATTAGATGCAGGAAAGTCTTTCTTTTTAGGAAATACAAGGCTACAAACTCCCTCAATAGAAGATTACGTTGATCCTGAAGATTACGTAACTTACGGGTATGTAGATACATTAATCTCAGATGTTGTAAATGCAGATGAGATCAAAGGAAGGGCAGATACTGCAAACGTTGATGTTGAATACTTAGTGGCTTCAACATAAAAAAGGGAAAAATAAAATGGCATTAACTTTTAGATCAGGAAAAGGATCAGCACTCACACATGATGAGTTAGATAATAATTTTAGACACTTTACAGGATCTCATGATATTACTGGTTCACTAACTGTTTCAGGAAGCGGAACTTTAACTAATATTGGCTCATTTAGTCAAACAGGAGACTCTACATTTACAGGCAATACCACATTTGCAGGTTCATCTTCGTTTACTGGAAATATTACTGGAAGTGGAAATATAAGTTCTAGTGGAAACTTTACCATTGCAAATATAACAACCACACAAATAACAGCAAGTGGAAATATTAGTTCCAGTGCTGGTACTTGTATATTTGGTGGACTACCTACAGCTGATCCATTAGTAACAGGGTCATTATGGGTATCGGGTAGCATAAATAATGCAGCTGGAATTCCCGCAGGATATATAATGATCTCTGGAATTACAGGATAAAAAAGATTACAAATAATTTTTTTTCTTCAAGAATTTTGTTTATATTTACTATATGATAGTAAAACAATTTTTTATAATGATTGGTCTAGTGTTTCTAGCTCAATTGGTTATATGGTTTCAACTTAATGGTCAGTTTATATGGCAATCATTCAATAAATATACTTGGGCTTTAGCTATACTAGGAGTACCTATTAGTTATATTCTCATTAAAGCTACAAAGGCAGGTTATCTTGCCTTTAATGGAATATTATGGCCTCAAAGGTTAATATGTTTTGCAACAGGAATAATTATATTTTCAATATTAACATGGATCTTTATGGATGAAGGTATAAGCACCAAAACAATGATATGCTTAATACTTTCAGTAACTATAGTTTTGATTCAAGTTCTTTGGAATTAAAAAAAAATAAAAAAAAACGTTAGAAATTTTTTTATATGGGAAATTTTTATTATATTTATACTATCACAATTAATAAAGGTTTCATAAAAGAAAACAGAACGTGATAATTTGTTCTTTGAAATAGTGGAAGGCACTGAAAGGTTGACGGACCCTCTAAGTGTTGATATGTGGCTGAATATCCTTCTTGCAGAAGAGGGCAAGGCATTCAATCAGGTTGATGAACCGCAAGACTATCAAATGATAGGATTGAACTAGCTAACTACTAGGGTTGAAGTTTCAGTTAAGTTAGAATCTAAAAAACTAGATTCTGCAAGTGATGTACAGGTAAATAAATAATTCCTGTCTAGTGACGGAATAACACGTGATTGTCGTGTAACGTATTCCTTCTTATTGTAGTGGTTGTAATTGATGTTTGGGGTGAGAGACCTCAAATAAGATTAGTTAAGGCATTGATAGAAGGGAATCATCATTCGATTCGTAGCAATCTAATTGATTGAGGGTAATCTAAAGCCCCTCCATATTATACTTCCATTTTTATAAACTTTTCATGGTTATTACCATGTTTTGTTTAGGTGAACATTTAGTAGGCGTTAGCTACTAAACGCATATGATACGATGCTGATGCATCTCGTGACAATACAACAATAGTAAGATAAAAAGAAGTTTTGGTTATTTTATACCTTGATATTTATTATTGTAAGAATTAAAAAGTAAAAAATAACAATTATTAATTATTAATTAAAAAAAAGAAAACAATGGCAATTGACTTAGAAGCAATTAGAAACAGATTGACAAAATTACAATCAACTTCAAAAAGGGCAGATAACCTCTGGAAACCCTCCCCCGGAAAACAAATTATTAGAATAGTACCTTATCAACATGATAAAGACAATCCATTTAGAGAGCTTTATTTCCATTACGATCTAGGAAAAAAGACATATCTCTCTCCAGTTACACATGGTGAAGCAGATCCTTGTGTTGAATTTGCTGAAAAGCTTAAGGCTACAGGTGATAGAGATGACTGGAAACTATCAAGACAGCTTGAACCAAAAATGAGAACTTACGTTCCTGTTTTAGTTAGAGGTAAAGAAGCAGAAGGTGTCAAATTTTGGGGATTTGGAAAACAAATATATCAGGAACTATTAAGTATAATAGCTGATCCTGACTATGGTGATATTACAGACCTTTCAGGTGGTAGAGATATTCAAGTTGAATTTACTGCTGGTAGTGAAGGCGTATTTCCAAAAACTACAATTAGGGTAAAGCCTGCACAAACACCAGCTACGGAGGACAAAAACGTGGCTCAAAAAGTATTAAATGGCCAGAAGAATATTGATGATATATTTTCTAAGGTGACATATGAAGATCTTAAAGGTGCTTTAAATAGCTGGTTAAATCCAGATGCTGAGGAATCTGAATCAACTACTACTTCAGAAACAACTATAGCTAATAATGCTCCTGCTGCAGGCGTTAGTACTTCGGCAGAAATTGATACTGCATTTGATGACCTCTTTAGTGGTCAATAATATTTTATAATAAGGGTTTATATGGCAAAAAAGAAACAGGGTGTGCATGATGAGTTAGCCTCAGTACTTGCAGACTCTTTAAATAAAAAGTTCAAAGACTATAAGGTTGCTTATCTTTTAAAAGATGAAGAATCTCCTACAGACTTGACAGAATGGATCTCGACAGGTTCATCTACTCTTGATCTTGCAATATCAAATAGACCACACGGAGGGATCCCAGTTGGCAGAATTACTGAAATTACAGGTATGGAAGCCAGTGGGAAGACTCTTGTTGCATCTCACATATTAGCTGACACACAAAGAAAGGGTGGTTTGGCAGTCTTTATTGATACAGAAAATTCAATAAATGTTGACTTCTTAGAATGTATTGGTATTGATGTTGCAAAACTACTTTATATTCAACTTGAAACAATAGAAGATATTTTTGAAACAATAGAAAGTATAGTTACAAAGATTAGAGAATCAGATAATGATAGATTAGTTTCTATAGTTGTAGACTCAGTTGCAGCTGCAACCACTAAGGTTGAGTTGGAAGCAGATTTTACTAAGGATGGCTGGTCAACAAGTAAGGCCATAGTAATTTCTAAGGCAATGAGAAAGATAACTCAGATGATTGGAAGGCAAAGGATATGTTTAGTCTTTACAAATCAGCTTAGGCAAAAACTTGGAGTTATGTTTGGAGACCCTTGGACAACTAGTGGAGGAAAAGCTTTACAATTTCATGCAAGTTGCAGATTAAGGTTAAAGGCTGCAGGCCAGATAAAAGCAAAATCAAATGGTATTGAAAATGTTGTTGGTATTAAAACAATAGCTCAAGTTGTAAAAAATAGAATGGGTCCCCCACTAAGAAAAGTTAATTTTGATATCTACTTTGATAGTGGTATAGATGACTTCGGTGGTTGGCTTCAGGTACTAAAGGACCATAAAATGGTAGAACAGGCCGGAACATGGTATACTTATAAAGATCCAGACACCCAGGAAGAGATAAAATTTCAATCAAAAACATTCAAGGAAAAGATGCTAGGCAATGAAGAGCTTAAGCAAAGGATCTATAATAGAATGTGTGAGGCTATGACAATGAGCTACCAAACTGGTAAGCTTGGCATAGATGACATTGAGATAAGTAACGAACCTGTTCCTACAGGGTAGGTGTTTATAACTTTCTACAAATAGTTACCAAATAATTTTTTTTCATTAGTTTTTTTTATTATATTTACTATATGGTTAATAAAAAGTATATTTCGATATTCGAATCGCTGGATAAAGACGCACACAAGGCTTCTAGTCCAAATGATAAGATATTATTGTGTGATGGTTTAAATACCTTTATAAGAAGTTTTGTGGTTAATCCAACAATTAATGAAAATGGTATTCATATTGGGGGCATTTCTGGTTTTTTGCAATCATTGGGGTATGCAATTAGAAATATAGCACCTACTAGAGTTATTATTTGCTTTGATGGAAAAGGCGGTAGCCAAAGACGTAGGAAGTTATTTCCTAATTACAAGGCTCAAAGGAGAATGGGTGATGGCAAAAAGCGAATGACAAGAGTTAATTCCTATAATAATGCCGAAGATGAAAGACTATCGATGCGACACCAATTGGCTAGACTAACTGAGTATTTAGAAACACTTCCACTTGATGTTGTTATTGTTGAAAATATAGAAGCAGATGACTCAATAGCATATGCAACTGAACAATTTC